ACCCGCCGTCGCCTAACGACGCACTCCCTCAACCTCATCACGCAGGACGCCGAGATGACCCCGGAGAACGTTCAGGCCACGGTTGAAGGGCTGTGGGACTGGGCGGTCGAACACGCTGCGCGAGTGGCGGAGGCTTTCGACCCCATCGAAGCCGCCCTTGCTGGCACGCATGCGCCGTCTGACATCGCAGAAGCCATCCGCAGGAGTCTCCGTGGCCCTTTACCCCCTGGTGCTGGTTCCGATGAGTGACCGGCTGACGTACAACGATGACGGGAGCCTCGACGAGGTTGTCATGTCGAATGCTGGCGTCCATCTCGAGATGCTGAGCCGCGACAAGCGAGGCCGCGCGACGTACATGCTGATCCTCGAGAACGATGAGGACCACGTGCATCTGACGATCGGCAACGCCAAGCCCGTGTTCGTGTACGAGCGGTTCGACCCGCGCACTATCTGAGCGTTCCGGTCTTGTTGCGATCATTTAGCCACCGCCGTTGATGACAACTACGCACCCATTCCAATCTTAGGAGAACACGATGATCGAACTACAGGCCGAAGGGCTCGACGGAGCGTGGCACGGCTTCGCGCTCGAAAGCGATGATGACGCTCGGCAGAAGGCTGAGGCGATTCATGCGCTCGGCTACTGCATCCGAGGCAAGCGACACGGAGTAGAGGTCTTCTGGCTCTGGTCGCCCGAGCACGCCGAAGAACTAAGCACCCAGAAGGAAGGACACAGCATGACCGACTCTCCCGACATCATGCGATGCACCTTCGAGGGTTGCCCGCGAACGATGACTCGCACCCGGGATGACGCTTATCGGTCGCGGCCACCAGCCGAAGGCTGGGTCGCGGTGCAGCCCGGTTGGCGGTGCCCAGATCACCATGAGTTCGAGATCACCTTCGACGAGGCGCTCGAGGAACTCGGTCACGTTTGGGCCGCAGTCGATCAAGAGTTCCTCGCTGGGCGACATGAGCAAGAGGCTTCGGACCTCGATTACCAAGCCGTCGTGCGCGCTTTCGAGCGTGGTCGACCGAGCACTCAATAGTTCTAGCTTTGGAGACCCAATGAAGAAGAAGCCCACAGACGACTACGGCTACGACATCGACCGCGCCAAGCAACGCGCATTCGCGCACCGTAGGGGGTACTTCTGGCTGCCGTGTCCGATCTGCGGTTTCGAGTACGGCGGGCACGAGTCGTCAGGATCTCCGCACATGCCCATCAAGGGCCGAGAAAGCGTCTTCCAGGGCGTTTGCAGGCGTCACCCCAACGCCGCATCCGAGTTCATCTACGTCGAAGCTCACGCAGAACGAGTGGCAGACGGGGCTGAACCTAAGTTCGGAGTCGACTGGACTTGTGAGGCACACGGCGATACTTGCGCGAAGCAGGGCCTTGATTGGGATTGCTCGAAGTGGGTAATGAATGAGCTGGGATGGTGGGCGATTGAGGGCGCTCTATTCATCGAAGCCTTACGTCGCGCAAATGCTGGCGAGCCAGCCGACCTAATCTACGCAGAGTTGTACGCAAACAGCCGCACCGAGCGCGACACCTAACCGAGCATCTACACGTAAAGGACTGACATGGCTGAGCCTGAATACGAATACGCAACAGCGATGGTCGAGCCTGACGGATCTCTTTGGGATTTCTACCCGGAAGATGGCGGAGAAACCCTCGAGCACGCAATCGAAGCGGCCCGAAGGTGGAACAGTGACAACGAAGATGACGAGACAATGGCACCGTGCGTTGTCGTGCGGCGCACTAAACCAGTGAAGGCCGGCGAATGGGAACTGGTCGCCGCTAAAGTCAACACTCTGACGTAAACGACAGGGACATCTCATGGTAAACAACCGGGTACCTGAGAGAGGAGACACGATGACCCGATACTGCCCCTGGTGCGGTAAGCCGAGTCCTGAGAACTGGGTGTTCTGTTCCGAACGGTGTGAGACGAAGTATGGCCACAAGCAGCTTCGGGGCTCCAAGCGATGACCGAGATTATGGTAGAGCCGCCTGTGCGTCGGCCATATCCGCTAATGCATGACGCTGGCTTTCCGTGGGGATTGCGTTGCGCGGAATGTCACCGGACGATCCTCGACGGTCAGCCGTATGCGGAAGTGCCCGATGCCGTTTCGGACAGCGGGGCCCTGTCCTCGCTCCTCAAATGCGTCTATTGCTAAACAAACACTCCTGCATAAAAGCTTGGGGTGCTGGCTGGCAACGAGATCCGCGCCGGGACTCAGCACTTCCTACGCGAAGCCCATCGCGCCAAGAAAACGGGCACCCACGCTCACCTGTGGATAAATGATATAGAGACAACGCAAGATCGGTGCGTCTAATCCCGAGAATGCGCGTCATATCTGCGCCTAATCCGACTCGAACGCATGTTCGAAAGTCGTAGACTAGCGGGGTAGAGATTACCCCCGCGACAGCGGTAACTGTCCGGGGGCGTGACCGACTGTTAGGAGTCGATGTGCCTGATCCTAGCGTCCTCGAGACCGAATCGGAGTGGGAATCCCGCGCGATGCGGACCCGCTACCCGGGCTGCCCCGGCTGCAAACAGCCGTGCGGTGCCCTCCATCTTCGACCCGTGACATCGGTGTGCGTCGGCACGAACGCGCCCACCGGTCCTTGGGCTGTCCGATTCCCTGCTGACCCTGACCCGACCCTGTTTTGAGGAGCATCGTGAGTAAGTCCAAAGCCAAAGGCACCGCGCTTGAGCGGATGGCCGCTGATGGGTTCGCTGAAGCCCTGAACGATGACCGGATCGACCGCGCTCCGCTACATGGTGACGGTGACCGGGGCGACATAGCAGGGCTGAGATCCCCGTTCGGGAAGGTCGTGGTCGAGTGCAAGAACGTGGCTCGGCTCGACTTGTCGGGGTGGGTTGCTGAGGCGCGTGTGGAGGCGGGGAATGCTGACGCTATCGCCGGCATCGTTCTGCACAAGCGACGCGGCAAGGGGAAGTTCCTTGACCAGTACGTGACGATGACCGTCCGTGACCTTCTGGCTATCGGCTGGGGGGTGACTGATGGACCCCGATGATTTCGAGGCTTATGAGCCCGCTGATCCGAAGCGCTTTTCGCTCGATTGGTTCGACGAGTGATCCCCGCTTCGAGGTTCATCGTGGAGTCGCGGCATCGTGACGACTGGCTCGAGGCCCGCAAGCTCGGTGTGACCGCTACCGCTGTTGCGGAGTGTGCAACACCTTCCGGGTTCGCCGCTCACGTCGCGTCGTGGGATGAGCCCCCATTCGAGGGCAACGGCTACACGGAGTTTGGTTCGTGGGCTGAACGGTTCGTGATGGCTCACGCTCACCGCGAGTACGGCATCCTCCCGAACGACTGGCTGATCCAAGGAGAAGTCGACTGGCAGTACGGAACCCCTGACGGGCTCTCACCGGATCACACGCTGATTGCTGAGGCGAAGACGGGCGGCACTGTGCCGGCGTCGGTGAAGCGGCAACACCGGGACCAGTGTCTCTGGAATCTGCACATCACGGGTGCTGAGCGGTGCCTGTACCTGTTTCAGCATCGGGCCGTCGCGAATGACGGTTCGTTCTATCTCGGGCTGATTGAGCCCGTGACTTTCTGGGTTGAGCGGGACGAGGCGCGTATCGCGCAGCTTGTCGACGTCGCCCACCGTCTCATGGAAACAAAGGAGGCCCATCGTGGCGAACTTCAACTTGGCTGATTACGAAACGGTCGACTCGCGTATCAAGCGGTTCTACGTCGACCACCCGGCAGGGAGGATCACGACGGATCTGGTCGACTTCACGGGCGAACCGGGGAAGACCCGCTGGATTGTCAAAGCGTCTGTGTGGCGTGGCGGGTTCGGTGAACCGGTCGACCCTGACGGGACCGGGTTTGCATTCGAGAACGACGGCGACGGTATGGCTAACAAGACGTCGGCGCTCGAGAACTGTGAGACGTCCGCGATCGGTAGAGCGTTGGCGAACATCGGCTACTCGGGAGACAAGCGCGCATCCCGCGAAGAGATGACCAAGGCGAAGGGTGAAGTCCCGGCTTCTGAGGACACGCGGGCGCTCGACGCGCTGGTTCTCGAATGGGTTGAGCAGGCGAAGGCCGCTGAGACTATCGCGGCGCTGCAAGCCGTGTGGGAGCAGGCCGGCGCGTCTGGGGTGACTAAGGACAAGCGAATGATCGACGCGACCAACGCCCGCAAGAAGGAACTGTCGTGAGCCGCACACCCGATGTTGTGCTCGGTGAAATCCACGGGGTACGCATCGAACTGGGCAAGGCCCCAGCCGCGCTGTACGAGGCCGAGTTGAAGGCTGAGCGTGCTGAGGATGCTGCACAGTTGGCGCTCGATAAGGCGTTGCTGACGGCTGAGGGTTCCATCCCTGAGAAGCAGGCGCAAGCCCGCATCCAATCGCAAGAGATCCGTGACGTGGCGTTCATCGCACGCGCCGAGCTCAACCGGGTGAAGACGAAGACGCGCGGGTTGGAGTCGGCGCTGATGTCCCTCCAAAGCGAGCTGAAGTGGATGCGAGAAGAAGGTGCCTGACCCGCTCGGCTGGCAGGACCGCGCGCTCTGCGCCCAAGTCGGGGGCGAGGAGTGGTTTCAGGACAGGGGCGGGACCACGAAGCACGCCAAGCGCATCTGTGCGGCTTGTCCGGTCCGTCGTCAGTGCCTCGAGTACGCCATGTCGCTACCTGCGCCTCTCGACCGAGACGGGGTATTTGGCGGGCTGTCCGTGCGTGAGCGTCAGCGGTTGAGGAGGGATCGTCGTGCCAGTGCCGAAGAAGCTGCTTGACGCGCTCGACAGGCGCGACGGTCACCTCTGCGCGTGGACGGGTATCGACACCGGACGGCTAGTCCCTCAGCACCGCCAGGGCGGCATGGGTGGGCGTAAGGACAAACACCGGCTGTCGAATCTCGTGTGGCTCGACTCGCTCATCAACGGCCTCATCGAGTCCGACCCGATCTATCAGGCCGAGGCGTTACGTCGCGGCATCAAGATCAGTGGCTTTGCCGACCCGTTGGAGGTTGAGGTGGAGCACGTCATTCATGGCGTCGTCTACCTGGACGATGCCGGCAACATCAGGAAGTAGGCACCATGCCGAAGGACGCCCGTCTCTACATGACGTTCCCGATCGACGCACATAGACACCCGAAGCTCATGCGGCTCGATGTAGCGGTCCGGTGGACGTTCTTTGAGATGAACGGTGAGGCGCGGATCGCTGACAACGATGGCGTTTTCGACGCTACGGAGGCTGAGTTCCTTTGGCCCGTCGAGCACCTTTCGGCGCTGGTGGCTAGCCATCCGACTAGGCCCCTGGTACTCCGCGAGGGCGATAAGTACGTCATCCGCGAGTTCGCAGAACACCAGTACACGAAGGCTCAGCGGGAGCACATCTCGGCGGTGAATCGCGAGAATGGCAAGCGCGGTGGACGCCCCCGGAAAAACCGAGTCGCAACCGAGTCGCAACCGAGTCGCTCGCGAACGAAAGCAGAGATAGAGCTAGAGCTAGAGCTAGCTACTTCTAACGAAGTAGCTACGCGCAAGCGCGGTTCACGCGTTCCCAAGGACTTCACCATCACTCCCGAGATGCGCGCCTGGGCGTCAACCGAAGCGCCACTGGTGAACCTCGACAAGAAGCTCGGGGAGTGGATCGACTACTGGTCCGGTGTGCCCGGTGACCGTGGCGTCAAGGTCGATTGGATCGGGACGTGGCGTAACGGGATGCGGAAGCAGCAGGAGTTCGCCCTCAAAGACGGTGTGAAGTCGCCGCCGAAGATGCAGACGGTCGCGGACCTGGCCGAGAAGCGACGCCAGATGCGCGAGGAACCTCGTGGATGACTTCTTCAACCCCATCGACGCGGAACTGTCGTTCATCGGATCGTGCTTCTGGTATCCCGAGCAGTTGGACGAGACGACGCTGGTTGGTGACGACTTCGACAATCCGGCATACGGAAACATCTTTGACCGGATGCTTGAACGGCATCATACGAACCTGGGTGTCAGCCAACTGCTGCTCATTGAGGATCTGCCGAAACTTGAGCGGGACATCTGGCGGTCAACCGACTACACGTCCGAGCTTCATGCCGGCACTGCGCTCGAGGAGTTGGTACATCGGCGGGCGTTGAAGCGTCGTCTTCAGCAGGCTTCGATCAGGATTGCTCAGGCTGCGGAGAGTGTTTCGACCCGCGAGGAGATCATCGATTCGGTTCGTGCGGAGATTGATGCGGCGACGTCGGTTGACTTTGGGTCGACTGCGTCATCGATGCGTGATGATGTGCGCGCGGTACTTGCTGAGCATCGTTCGTCGGTGACTCTCACGCCGTCGCCGTGGCGCGCGGTGAATGAGATCATCACTGGTTTCGGGCCTGGTCGCATGTATGTGATTGGTGCTCGCCCCGGTGTTGGCAAGTCGGCGGTGGCGTTGCAGATCGCTTACGAACTCGCTTCGGCTGGACCGGTGATTTTTGCTTCCCTCGAGATGGACAAGGGCGAGGTTTACGCCCGCGTTGTTGCTCAGCAGACCGAGCTGTACTACGGCGATATGGCCCGCTCCGACGTGCCTGATTGGTATGCGGAACGTGAGCAGCGGTGGCTGGCGAACAACGTGCGCGACATCCGCGTAATCGATGCCGGCACTCAGACGGTCCAGTCGATCCGTGCTGCCGTGAGGCAGGCGTCAAGGGACGGGAAGGTTGGCGGACTTGTCGTCGACTACATCCACCTCCTGACGTCGAAGGACGGCGAGAACGAGACGACCCGGATTGCGGCTATCACTCGCGGGTTGAAGCAGTTGGCGATGGATTTCAAGATCCCCGTCATCGCTTTGTCGCAGCTCAACCGTTCCGTCTCGTCACGCCCCGATGGGCGACCCAACCTGTCCGACCTTCGCGGGTCGGGCGCGATCGAGCAGGACGGCGATGTCGTCTTGTTCCTGTACCGCGATGAGGCCGAGACGGATGCCATTCATGGCTACGTCGCTAAGAACCGGCAGGGCGCGGCGTTTACCGAGTTCCACCTGGAATGGCAGGGCGAGTTCGTCCGTGCCGTCGACTGAAAAAGAGAGAAGCAATGGCAATCATCACCCTGGAAAACGTGACCGTGCAGTTCGTGAACTCGGGCAAGGGCTTCAAAGTCCTCGAGGAGACGACCAGCAACGGGAAGACGTACAAGCAGCAGTACACCGTATGGGCGGATGCCGGCCACGGCTACAAGGTCGGCGACGTCATCCCGAAGGTGTCGGGGTTCCTCGGGGCCAAGATCGGCAAGCCGTGGACCGACAGGGATGACAACGAGCGTCATTCGGTCGAGCTGTCGATCAACTCGCCTCGGTTCGGGGGTTCCGCAAATGGCACCGTTCCGCAGTCGGTGGAACAGCCCAGTTCCGAGATCCCGTTTTAGCCCGATATGCCCCAGTTTCGACCCAAGGAGACACCATGAAGTTGCTCGACTGGCTCCGCACGGATGCCGACCCGAACCCCGACGAGTGGCGCAACCACGACTTGCAGGCCGCGCTCGCGTTCGCCCTGATGAACTCGCACGACCTGACTGCTGAGGAAGGCAAGTGGTACGACCTGAACGTCAGTTTCAGGCTTGCCCGCCACTCGTCCGGGGATCGGGTTGTCGAGATCGACGGCATCCGCGTGACCCCCAACCGGATGCGCCGGGGGCCACTACCTTCCGATGCTGGGAGCGAATCGTGAACGGCGTTACCCCGTTCGACGTCTGCTGCTGTGCGACGTGTGGCCCGCCGTGGCGCGATGAGCGACCCGAACCAGACCGAGACGCTGAGTTCGGAGCATGGCTGGGCTGGCACTCCTGGATGGCGCTCTGCCCGACGTGCGGGAACAAACGGTGCCCTGGTGCCGCCAACCACACGAACGTCTGCACTGGATCGAACGCCACGGGACAGCCCGGAAGCCTCTACGCCGACATGCAGCCGCGCGTAGAGGTGGGTCCGAACGGCAAGGTCAGAGTGCGTGCATCTGCAAGTACTACCCCGGAGGAATCGAAATGACCGACCTAACCGAGTTCGTCACTGAACGCGAAACGACGATCTCGTACTCACCCGGCGAGCGTGTGGTGCGGATCTACACAAACGTCGCCAAGCACGTTCGCGCCTTTCGGAAAGACCCCGCCTACACAGAGACCCGGACTTGGCCTGCCGATTCCTCAAACGGGCTACTGGAGGCCGCTACGTTCGAAATCCGGCGTGATCTGTACGACCCGGTGCGTGGCAGAAGGCGTCCACGAGGCCCGAAGGTGGCGGCGGACTCGTGAACGAGCCCGAATACGACCCTGACGCGGGTGGAGTCGGCTATCTCACGTTCGACGAGTGGGACCGCTTCACTCGGGCATGGCAGACGGCGTACAAGCACCTTCCCTGGTGGTGGGTGGCCGGTCATGTTCGCGGCGGTGACGGCGACGAGTTGAGATCCCGCAGCGCGGAGCACACGATCCCGCTTCCGGGGACATGGCTGGCCGCTCACGAAGTCACGCGGCTCATGCACGAGTTGAATCGGTGGCCCGAACTCGTGGATGCGGCAAACGACCAGGACGGTGCCGAGTTCATCATGTTGTTCACGCGGGAGGTCGAGACGGCTGCCGCCAAGTGGCCGTTCTCCGACCGAACCCACCGGGTGAGCTATTTCAGGTGCGAGGCGTGTCAACAACTGACGCTGAAGTACTTCCCTCCTAACCCGTCCGAGCGTGAGAACGCGCCGATGGTCGATGTGACCTACCGGGGACGTGACGGGAAGGTCCGCAAGGGCGAGCTGCTCGATGTCGTCGTGCGATGCACAGACGGAACCTGCAACGCCCTGATGAGTTCGGCCCGCTTCGAGGTCGCCGTGAAGTTGATCGAGTGGGAACACGAGCAGGAGAAGATTCGTGCCAAGCAGCGATTGGATTCCGCTGGCGGAAGCGCCGGCAAGGGTGGGCAGGTCGAGAGCGACGATTCATCGGTGGCTGAAGGCGGGGAAGATTCGCACGATGCGCCCGTTGGAGATTCTGTGGCTCAACTTGCCTGATTTGCTAAGTGCTCGAGAAGCCTCGATTACTAGATATCGGGGCAATGACGGCGCGCCGTAGCCAGATGTTGTGGTTTGCGTGAGACACGTGCTACATTTCATTCAGATGGTGGTGTATTGCACCCATCGAGACTTTGTTCCCCGTCGTCCGTTCGGATTGGCGGGGAGTTTTCGTGGGGCCGTTCTGGTTGGCTGACGCCGATGTTCTGTCTGCATGACATCTTCGGATGGTCTGGGCGGGCATGTTCGGTTGGCGTTACATTGCGCGTTCGAATCGCGCCGGTTCCATCATCGTCCCGTCGTCATGTCGGGATTCAACTGCGCCATTGAGGTGGATGCAGATGCGCCAACCCTGGAGTTCCCGCTGATTGTGGGGCCTTGGTTGGCTTTAGCCGCCTTCGAGCGGTACATACCTGCGGGTCACCGGACGGTGATTTGCGGGGCTTTCATAGCGCGTGCGGGCCAAGTTCAACGCTTCGGCAACCTCTGGCCCCACGGCACCATCCCTCATCCCATAGTGGAAGTCGAGATCCGGTGTCCCTGAGCGAAGCCGCGCGAGCGGTTGACTCCAAACAGCCTGGCCCGAAGTGTGGTGTTCACATCCTGCGCGAGAGCCTGTCCCCGGCAGACCAAGCCGTCCTAGATGGTTGGTTGCCTCTCGATTCCGGTAAGCAGTCCACCTGGATCGCCACCGTGCTGCGTTCTGACGGTCATCCCACGTCGGAGTTCATTATCCAGCGCCACCGTAGAGGCAAGTGCTCCTGTGGCACTCTCTGAAGCGGCTTCCAGGGTCGATGCCCTGAAGGCGCGCACCAAGAACGTTCGCATCCTCACTTTCGACGTTGAGCGTCAGCGCGGGAAGTGGCTGATTGAACAGTGGGACCCGTACCTGCCGAAGTTCGCGCGCATGGAAACGATGATCCAGCGGCCTCGCATCATGTGTTTCGCCGCCAAGTGGTTCGGTGAAGACGAAGTGATCTACGCCGACGAGCGCGGACGCAACGGCAAGGGCACTGGCGGCACACGGTCGATGGTCAAGCGGCTTTGGGAGTTGCTGAACGAAGCCGACGTCGTGATCACATTCAACGGTGATCGCGCGGACCTGCCGTGGGCCAACGAAGAGTTCAAGTACGCGGGCTTGCCGAAGGTGATGCCGCCGAAGTCGATCGACCTGTACAAGCAGTCGAAGGCTGTGCGCGCCCTGCCGTACAAGTCGCTCCGCTACCTGGCGCGCGAGTTCGGCTCTCAGCAGAAGCTCGAGCATGAAGGCCCGGACCTGTGGAAGTTGTGCGCTAAGGACGACGCGGACGCTTGGGATCAGATGCGCGCTTACAACGAGCAGGATGTCGTCGCTACCGAGGCGCTTTGGTTGGACGAGTTGCCCTGGCTGGACGGTCGAGTCCACATGGGAATGCTCATCTCGGACGGCGAGTCGATGCGATGCCCCAACTGCGGATCGAACGATCTTGAGAGTCAGCAGAAGCCGGCACGCGCCTACACCCGCGAATACCAGGCGTACCGGTGCAACGAATGTGGAAGCCCTCTGCGGACGAACTTCCTCATCGGAAAGCCTCAGCACACTCGACCGGTGCGCTGAAAAATCTTGGGGCGGTGGATATCGGAGTCCATGACGCTTCGAGCGTCTAAGCCGATCAACTTGCCGCCCCAGGCTAACCACTCCACGACGGAGGCAACGGTGAACATCGAAACGCTGTCCGGTTGGACGGTCCTGAAGTGGATCTCAATAGCGACAGCGTTCCTCACTGCGCTGATTCTGCTGATGGTTGACACGATGGGGTTCGCGTTGGCCCCGTTCGTGGTCGCGCATCTGTGGTGGTTTCGTCCCCCGCGTACGACGGTGACGGATGCCGAGTTGCGGGCACTCCTGGATGGCGCGGTCTGACTGTGGGCGAGTGGGTCAGAGATACCAGCGGAACCGCGCTAAAGACGACCGACTGGATGCTCGAGGAAGGTCTCGCGCTCATCACCGAGAACGCGCTACTACGGCTCGAGATTGAGGGATTGAAGGCTGACCTGATGGTGGCTGTAGACGCGGCGCTAGTCCGATGAGCGCTGCAACGAAGGCTGCCCTTGACGAGGCGATCGAAGCACACCTCAGGGACGAATCCACTGACGGTGCAATGGTCACCGCCTACGTCCTGTACATCGCCTACATCAACCCGGAGATCCCAGCAGGACGCACCGCATACTCCTGCCTAATCCCCGAAGGTCAGCCGTACCATTCCACGCTCGGCCTCGCACACTCCCTCATCGAAGACATGATTACACCCCCGGATGTGGAAGATGACTGACGACGGCTGGCAGGTTGAGCCGAAGCCAGCACCACCCGAACTCGCTGAAGACTTCGAGGCTGAACGCTTCCAAGGTAGTGAACCTTTGCGTAATGACCCGTTCCTAGTCCCCGTCCTCGAGAAGCTCGACCAGGCGTCCCTTGAAACCCTCTCCCGCATTCTCGGCGGATGGCCGATCAGTTCCGATGACTAGTTCTTTCATCGTCATCCCGACCCGGTTCGACCGGGCCACACTGCCGCCTCTGGTGGAGTCGTGCATTCAGGTTGCTGAGACGGTGGTTGTTCACACCGAACCGGGCCACGCCCCGATTCGGGGCACTATCCCCGTGCAGGACTATTCGCCGTCGATCCAGCACTGGTGGAACTCCGGCCTTGACCTCTGCACCGGACCAACCTTGGTGCTCAACGACGACATCTACGCCACCCCAGACGATCTCCTCACCCTTCTTGCCGCACTTGATGACGCTGATGTCGTCTACCTCGCCGGCCACCGAATCGGACATGTCACGCCGTTGACTGGTTGGTGTTACGGCATCCGCCCCGATGTGATTCGCCCTTCCAACGACTTCCTTTGGTGGTATGGCGAAGACGACCTGTATCGGCGGGCTCTCCGCGACGGCCTCCGAGTCGTCGCGGTCGACCTTCCCGGTATCGAGCATCGCCGCGCAGAGGTGGCGTTCGCAAACCCCACTCATGCAGCAATGGTCGAGCAGGATGGGCGACTGTACGCGGAACGGTGGCCATGATGTTCGTCGGCATGATCTGGCGTCCCACTCCCGATCGGATGGCGGCGTTCAACCGCACGGTCGAGTTCTGGTCCCAACTGGGCGACATCCATTTCTTCGATTCGGGTCATCAGACGTTCAACCGTGCCGCTTCCCGCAACCTCGCTGTTCGAGCCGCTGAGAAGGCGGGCAACTGGAAGCTTGTTCTGACGGATGCGGACACCATCCCGGAGCATCGCCCGGTGTTGGACGCTTTCGATGCGGTGAATGATCGAGCCGTCCGGTTGCCGTATGACCGTTGCAGGGTGCTCGACACTCAGGACCGGATTCTCGGTGAGTTCCCCTTCACTTGCGGAGGGGTCTACATCACCACTGTCAACGGATGGTTCGACGTCGGCGGGCAGGATGAACTCTTCACCCGCTGGGCACCGGAAGACTTCGCGTTCAAACTGGCGCACGAGACCCTGAAGGGGCCGATGGTCCGCCATGACGGTGTACTGCTGTCACTCGGTCACGGCGCAGGGGAACGGGCAGAAGCCGAGTCTGATCCTGAGGTGCAGTTGTATCGCCGCTATGAGCACGCCAACGGTAACCCGGAGGCTATGCGGGCGCTTTGCTTCCCGTCGTAGTCGGATCTCACCCCGACTCACCTTGGCTGGCCGATTGCCTGACATGCATCCGGGGGACGACTGAACGGGAGCTGCTGGTACACGGTGACGGCGGCTATGAGCCTGCCGCGCTGAGAACCGCTGTAGAGCACTTCGACCGGTTCATCTACCTACAGGACTCGGTGACGATTCTGTCACCCACCTTCTGGAATGAGATCGGTGAGGAACCGTGCTGGTTCGCCGGCCACCCACCAATGTTCCTCGGAATCTACGACTCAACAACCCTGGCACCGCTACTCCCTACAGGGAGGGTGACTAAGGAAGAGTCGATCAACCTCGAGACGTCGTTGAGTCTCATCCTCCACCACACCACAATCTGGCCTACAGTCACCGACCACACAGCACTCCGCAGAGAACACCGCCACGGCAGAGACAATCTCGTGCTGGGGGTTCCTGGGGTATGGGAGAAGCTGAAGGGAACCTGGAGATGAGGGTACTCACGCTGGGCACCTTCGATCCGGTACACCCCGGCCATGTTGGTCTGTTCGCCCAGTGTCGCCGTATCGCTCAAGGCGGCGAAGTCGTCGTGGCGGTCAACTCGGATTCGTTCATCATGCACTACCGAGGCAAAGCCCCCTTGATGACAGAGAGTGACAGGGCCGGTGTGATTGCCGGCCTCAGAGACGTTGACGCCGTGGTGCTGAATACCGAGATCCTCGAACAACCGATGCTGATAGAGCGGGTAGCTCCTGACTGCATTGTCATCGGGCAGGACTGGGCACTCAAGGACTACCCGGCACAGCTCCGGATAACTCAGCGCTGGCTAGATGCTCGGAACATCCAACTCTGCTATGTGCCCCGCACAGGGGAGTGGTCATCAACGGAGATCAAGAGTGGCGCTTCAGCCTGATCAAAGGTTCCGCACGGACAGGAAATACAACCTGCACCTGATCTCATCCGACGACTGCGACGATCTCGGGATGCCGACCCTACCACGATGCAACTTTGCCCCAACCGATCTGGTCGCATGGTCTGATTCGTCCAAACCAAACCCTGACGCTGCACTGCACTTCTTCGCTGACGACTACCGCTTTGAATCATTGTGGGATCTCCCCGAGCGATATATTGCCCGGATCGGTTCGTTCGGAGCTGCTCTAACCCCGGACTACAGCCTTTATACCGACATGCCCTTTCCGGTCCAGATTTGGAACGTCTACCGGTCAAGAGCCCTTGGACACTACTGGTCACAGCGGGGCATCTCTGTCATCCCTACGTTGCAGTGGTCAACCCCAGAGTCCTACGAGTTTGCTTTCCACGGATTGCCAAGCGAATCAACCGTCGCTGTATCGACCATCGGAGTCCGAGGGAACCAGATTGCCGGCGCGCTATGGCGGCAAGGTATGCAAGCGGCAATCGCGGCTTGCAACCCCAAACTGGTAATTGTCTATGGACACCCGTTATCCGATTACGACTTCGGCAACACGAGGACGCTCCACTTTGAGAGCGGTATGGTCAGGAGGTTTGCTGATGGGCGGAAGAGGGGCAGGGTCGGCGTCTAGCCGCACGCGGGGACGCCGGTCAGGTAGCGGTGGACGCAGAGGTGGTGGGACGGGAAACAACCTCGCCACTCTCCGCACAGTGATCCGTGTCGTCAGAGCAGCAGGAGCGGCAGGCTCGGGTATCGCCTTCGGTCGTGACTAATGCCGTGGGAAAGTAACCGCCCCCACCACGTACCCGCGCGACTCCGTACCGAGATGCTTGATAGGGACGGCCACCAGTGCAGGGCCACGGTTCAGAGGACAGGGCAACGCTGCACAGAGACGGTCAGCCTGGAAGCACATGAACTCACACGCTGGTATAGGGGCAAGACAGTGGTCATCGAAGACCTACTCACCCTCTGCCACTTCCACCACAACCTAGTCACACAACGACAGGCCACCCAGGCGCGGAAAGCATCCCCCCCTGCTAGAGATACCCGCCCCCCTACCAAACACCCCGGCCTCCTGTAGAACGCCAACCCCCCGTGGCCAAGCCAGCCGACAACCCAGCTGTGCAGGTTTCACACTGCTAAGACTGCACATCCGTTGGGCCAGAGAGGCGTAGGTACCCACCTGTGCAGGTTCCCCCTCTCAGTGAGACCAACGGGGGCAGCCAATAACGAGCACCATGTCGACCTGTGCAGGTTTTAACCCGACCACAAGTGCCAGAAATCCCTACACCCCAACCACCCCTCCCCCACGGCCCAGCTCGCGCGGAAGGTGCGGCAATTAAGGCTGAGTACGGGTCTGAGGTTTCTTCGCACTGCACGCCCGAAACGGGCTTCCTTATCCCGAAATGGGAGTGATCGTCAATGGCTGGTCGCGGTCCTGCGCCGAAAGATCCGCAGCGTCGGGCGCGACGTAACACAGATGTCGTCCCTGTTCGGGTTATCGCTGCGGTGGTTGCTGAGCAGCCGGAACTGCCTGAGTTCGAGTACACGGATGAGGTTGACGGTGTTCCTGTCAGCCGACCGTTCGTGTGGCCGGCTGCGACGCGCGCTTGGTGGTCGATGCTCGAGTGGCATCCGCTAAAGGGCGAGTTCACGGAGATGGACTGGTCGTATCTGTTGGATACGGCGCTTCTGCACGCTGATTTCTGGAGCGGGCAGTTGAAGCACGCGCCTGAGTTGCGGCTGCGTGAGGCAAAGTATGGGTTTACTCCGGAGGATCGGGCGCGGTTGCGGATTCAGTTCGCGCAGGCGACTGAGGCTGAGATTGATACGGCGAGGAAGGTCACGTCTTCGATCTCTCGGTTTGACGATCTGACTGTTGAGTCGATGGACCCTGATGTGGCGCCCTAACGGCACGGATGCGTTTCCGACGCTTGGTCGTCGTGTGGCGCAGCAGATGGAAGAGCTGCTGGCTTCGCCCGATGACAGTGAGGATGACCCTCAACCGTTCAGGTTGACGCGGGAGCAGTTCGAATTCCTGATTCGGTTGTACGAGTTGGACCCGGTGACGGGTGCCCGGGTGAAGCACCGCGCGGTGTTGTCTCGTCCGCGCGGGTGGGGTAAGTCGCCGTTCTTGGCGGCGATCGCCATCGCTGAGGGATTGTTCGATGTGGTATTCGACCACTGGGATGATTTCGGTCAGCCGGTTGGTAAGCCGTGGTCGAGGGTGCGTACTCCGCTGGTTCTGGTGACCGCGGTCAACGAGGATCAGACCGGTAACACGTGGACGCCGTTGCAGGAGATGCTGCAAAACGGGCCGATCATGGACGACGACCGCTACGCCGGTATCGAAGTCTTTGACTCATTCGTGAATCTGCCTCGCGGCAAGATCGAGGTTCGCACCTCGAGCGCTCGCGCAGTCAAGGGTGCGCGCGCGGTGTGCGCGATCATGGACCAGACGGAAGAGTGGGTCGCCTCGAACGGTGGCCCCAACTTCGCTCAGAAGCTCCGCAACAATGCGACGAAGCTCGGCGGGGTGACGATCGAGTCACCGAACGCTTACACCCCTGGCGAAGAGTCCGTGGCCGAGACTTCCGCCAAGTACTGGTTCGCGGTTCTCGCTGGCAAGGCTAAGTCGAAGTCGATTCTGTACGAGCACCGCGAGGCGCCAGCCGATACGGACCCGAGCGACATGGATTCGCTTGTCGCTGGGTTGCGGGTCGCCTACGGAGACTCTTCAGATCACCCTGACGGTTGCGTGATTCATCCGACGCCGTGCCCACCCGCATGGTCTCCGATTCACCGGATCGCACTCGACTTCTGGGACACGGCGAATGACCCCCAAGTCATGCGCGCTGACTTCTTGAACCAGATCACCCACGCTGGCGACGCCTGGTTGTCTCAGCCCGAGTTGAAGGCGATTGCGAAGCCGGATATCAAGGTCGGACGGTCGGAGCCGATCACGCTTGGGTTTGACGGGTCACGAGGGCGAACTAAGGGCAAGCCTGACGCGACGGCCCTCGTGGGTTGCCGGGTGTCCGATGGTCACTTGTTCAAGCTCGGCGTGTGGGAGGCCCCTGAAGGGCCGTCCGCGAAGGGGTGGCGTGTCCCGGACCTTGAGGTTGAGGCTGCGGTCGCTGAAGCGTTCCGCACGTACAACGTGGTCGGCTTCTACGCGGACCCGTCGATGTGGGACGGCAGGGTCGCTCAGTGGGAGGCGACACACAATCGAGCGCTGAAAGTCCGGGTGACACGAGAAAGTCCGATCGCGTTCAACGTGCGGTCAATCTCGAAGGTGGTTGCCGGTTTCGAGGCACTCCACGCGGCGATCGTCAACGGCGAGATTTCCTACGACGAGTCCTACGACCTCACTCGTCACTTCCTGAATGCGCGCCGGCAGGCGGTGCGGTCAGGGATTGTTCTGCGGAAGCCGAACGACAACTACTTGGCGAAGATCGACGCGGCCTATGCGGCGATGCTCGCGTTCATGGCACGACTTGACGCGCTCGGTAAGGGCATTGGTTTAGCTCGGGCGGGGGTTCCGCGCCGCATCTATTAGGAGGCACCTGCATGGCTGCACCCGTGACTCCCGAAGAGTGGCTTCCGGTTCTTACGAAGCGCCTCGATGCTGAGCGTCCTCGCATTGATCGGCTCCGGTCGTACACGAACGGTGACGCCCCGCTGCCTGAGGCTGGGCCGAACATTCGTGCCGCATGGTCATCGTTCCAGCGGAAGGCGCGTCACAACGTCGGTGAGCTGATTGTTGAAGCGCCGGCTGAGCGGATCATCTGTAACCAGCTTGTGGTCGCTGGAACGACAGGCGACAACAACGAGGCCCGTCGCATCTGGGTTGAGAATCGCATGGCGGTCGCGCTTGGCGACACCGTTCGCGACATGCTGACCGTGGGTACGGGCTACATGATTATTGGCACCGCGAATGGGCGTCCGGTCATCACGTCGGAGAAGCCCGAGTACGTGTATGCGGCCACCGACCCGTTGCGGCCGTGGATCGCTCGAGCCGTGGTGAAGGTTTGGCGTGATGTCGACGCGGAGGCTGACTACGCCTACGTGTGGGCGAACGGGGTCAAGCAGCGGTACTGGCGTCCCATGTACGACGACCCGTCCGCCCAGACGAAGGCTCTGATCTCGAAGGCATCCGGCAACTGGAAGCCCGCTGAGGGTGAGCCTGAGACCTATCAGGGCACGCCGCCAGTGGTCGTCTTTCAGAACCACGATGGAACGGGTGAATTCGAGCCGCACACTGACGGCATCGACCGGATCAACAAGGAAACGCTCGACCGTCTCGTCACTCAGGCGATGCAGGCGTTCCGGCAACGGTTCCTTGAAGGTGGGCTTCCGAAGAACGACCCGGAGACGGGTGAACCGATCGACTACGCCGCCATCTTTGTGCCGGCCCCTGGTGCTGTTTGGGATCTTCCCGAGGGTGTGACGCTCAAGGAGACTCAGGAGTCGGCGCAGTCGATCATGTCGATGCTGGCTGCCGAGAAGGACGACTTCCGTAACCTGGCCGCTGAGACTCGCACCCCGCTTCCGATGCTTGTTCCCGAGGGGGCCAATCAGTCGGCTGCTGGTGCGGAGGCGGCTAAAGAGGGCTTGGTTATGAAGACCAAGGACCGCATTGAGCGGATCAAGCCTGCCGGGTCTGAGGTTATGACTCGGGCGATGAAGGTTCTCAACCCCGACTTCGACTCGACGGTTGAGCTGGGGTTCGCTGACCCGACGTTCGTCACGTTCGCCGAGAAGCATGAAGCGAATGTGAAGGCGAAGGCCGGGGACGTTCCGTGGCGTAAGCGGATGATCGACATTCTCGGGTACTCGGCTGACGAGGTTGATGAGATGCAGGTCGAGCGGGAAGAGGAGCAGCTTGCTACGCAGGTTGCTCTCGCTGCGGCCCAGCCGCCTGCCGCGCAGGAGCCGCAGAGTGCCCCTGTCGCTGCCTAACTATCACGCACGCACCGCGAGGGTACGCGACGCCGTTGGGGCGCAGCTCACAGCCTTGTGGGTGGGGCTTGACGCTTACCGGGATGCGAACGTTGACCGGTTCGTTCGACTGGCGGTGCCGAAGGTGCGGGCGGGGCAGATCGCGACGGCCCGGTTGACGGCGCAGTATCTCGGCGGGCCGGTGCTGTCTCGAGACTTGATCGCTGGTGTCCGCCCGGTTGACCCGGCTGTGGAGTATCGGCGTCCCGCGGTGAAGGTGTACACGCTCCTGTCTCAGGGTGTGCCGCTTGCGGAGTCGGTGCGTCAGTCGGCCGCGCTGGTGGGTGATCTGGTTGCGACGGATCTTCAGTTGGCGTTGCGGGCACAATCTCGGGCGTCGCTTGAGGCTGGTGGGCACACCCGGTATCGGCGGGTGCTCACCGGGCGTGAGGACTGCGACCGGTGCCGGCTGGCGGCGATGAACATTTACTCGACGGCTGATCTGCTTCCGATTCACGGTCACTGTGACTGCACGGTCGAGCCGGTCGAAGACGCGCTCCCGAGTGTGGATCTGTCGGGGCTGAATCTGTCTGCACAGCGGGCGGATGAGGTTGCGGGGGGTGTTTCCCCGGAGTCGCTGGTGGCTGTGCGTGAGCATGGCGAGTTGGGTCCGGTTGTCGTGTGGGCGTCGGACCAATTCACCGGCCCTGACGACATCGCGGCCTGATTTCTCGAACCTACGTTCGATCGGCACCCTCTAGGGGCCTTCTGAGCGGCCCTATGCGCCGATCTGAGCCACTTGCGCCCCGATATGACCTCCTACTATCACCCCTCATTTCCCGACACTGCAGTCGGCGTTATTAGTAGGTGTGTTCTAGCGACTTCCCTCCCGCCTTGGGAGGGTTTGCGTCCCGAAATGGGGCGGATCTCTACCCGGAACGGGATACATCAATGTCTGAAACCACCACAACCGAGGAAACCGAAACGGTCACCACGGAGCCGTCCACGACCGAAAGGGTTGTCGACTGGCAGGCCGAAGCAGAGAAGTGGAAGGCGCTTTCTCGGAAGAACGAGGAAGCCGTCAAGGCCCTACGCCCC